GTGGGAGCCATACGCAGCTTGCGTACTTGCCGCCCGACAAAATGACGGCCTTCTCCCGCCTTTCCCGATTTGGGATGACATTCAAACCTTTGACGGCAGACCGTGGCGAGGAATTGTTGATGTCGTTTCGGGAGGCTTTCCCTGCCAGGACATCTCAGTCGCAGGAAAAGGAGACGGCCTGGACGGAGAGCGAAGCGGCATGTGGTACCAAATGGCGCGGGTGGTTGGCGAAGTACGACCCAGATATGTCTTCGTGGAGAACAGCCCAATGCTCGTTACTAGAGGACTCGACAGAGTGCTTGGCGACCTTGCCACGCTCGGGTATGACTCGCGGTGGACTGTTATGGGAGCTGCCGATGTTGGAGCGCCGCACCAACGAGACAGGCTCTGGCTCTTGGCCCACTCTAAATGCGTGGGACGGCAAGCGTGGCCCTCGAAGCGAACAACACATTGCAACCAAGAAGGGGCAAATTACTTTGGTGACCGCAGTGGCTCGTTGGCCTACGCCAATAGCATCGGACAGCAGGGGCAGCAGTGGCAAACCCAGACCTGGGAAGCAAGTTCAATTGGTGGATGCGGTCAGGTTCCCAACGCCGACCAGGCGGGACTACAAGAGCGGGACTGGCGCACAACCCAGAGAGGGGCATTCGCCACCTCTGTCCAGTGCGATTGGTGGAACCCTGAACCCGACCTGGGTCGAGTGGCTCATGGGGTGGCCGGTAGTGTGGACAGACTTAAAGCCATTGGAAACGGGCAAGTCCCTTTGTGTGCAGCAGAAGCCTGGAGAGAATTGAGTGAACTACTTTGAAGCCCACAAACTTCTGAATGAGGTCAAAGATGGAACCAACCACCCAACCGAACTCATCACCCATGCCCTATACCTCACAGGAGACCTGGAGGATGGAATGCGAAGCTCCTACGAGGAGATCGAGGAAAAGCTCGAAAGACCTTCCGGACCAGAGTGTTCTGCTTGAAAACTTCTTCTATAAAGACGGATCTTTGTTCTGGAAGAAGAACGCAAGCACACGAAGAAGCATTGGATCAAAAGTTGGATGGGTTGGAAAAGATGGGTATCTTGGGTGCGGCCTAGATGGAAAAGTGTATCGGGTACATAGATTGATTTATAAGATGCATTACGGATATTGCCCCGAGTTTTTAGATCACATCAATGGCGATCCTGGAGACAACCGGTTAGAAAATTTGCGTCCAGCCACCAATCAACAAAACAATGCAAACAAAAAGCAATTAAGAAACAACAAGGTTGGCCTGAAGGGTGTTTGCATGGAGCGTGGCAAGTACAAGGCATCAATAAAATTTAATAATCGCTCAATGCATTTAGGTTATTTTGATTGTCCACTTAAGGCACACGAGGCATACAACAAGAAAGCAAGAGAGCTTTTTGGAGAGTACTCATGGAAATGACGACCGAAGAGTACAGGCTGCACTGTGAGGCAAAAGCATGGATTCGGATGTTCAACGACATCAAAGCCACGAAGGGCCTCGAAGCCGCTTCTGGATGGTGGGGCCGAACAATATCTAGTATTGAAAAGAAACGGGGCAAAGATTCAGCCGAGCAATTACGGAGAAAAATGAATGAGCTTCGTAGTATTCACCGTTGAAGGCCCACCTCAAGGCAAAGGACGACCCCGGTTCCGAAGGGCTGGAAACTTCGTCACCACCTACACCGATCAAAAGACCAAGACCTACGAACAGACCATCAAGGCCTGGGCACAGCGAGCAATTGGCTCAGGAAGCCCACTAGAAGGGCCTGTATCGGTCGATCTCTACATCAGGATAGGCGTACCGGCATCCACCACAAAGAAGCTCACAGAGGCCTGCATCCGAAACGAGAAGCTCCCTACTAAGAAGCCCGATATAGATAACATTATCAAGGCATATTTAGACGCTATGAATGGAATCGTATATAAAGACGATACTCAGGTGGTGAGATTATCTGCAAAGAAGGTATATTCTCTTGTGCCTGGTGTAGATGTTTGTGTGGTGCAAATATGAACGCTCAAGAAGCCGTAGATTTCATTTTCAGAAACGCGCCAGATTATGCGAGAGCAAAAGCGCAGCGTGTCTATATTGAAGAATTCAGGAAATCCAAGAAAGCCTTACTGATGAAGGAGGCGATGGCGAAGTTCGAGGCTGCAAACGCCCAGGAGCGAGAGGCCTACGCAAACCCGGAATACCAGGCGCTCATCAAAGGCCTTCAGGAAGCGGTGGAGATCGAGGAGAAGCTGAAGTGGGGCCTAGAGGCTGCGCGGATCTCGGTGGAGATATGGCGGTCTCAGGAGGCCACAAATCGAATGCAGATCAGGGCCACAGAATGATTCCAAAGCAAACTTACATCCGAAGCCAGGCACTCCTTAAAGCCGTGGCGGGGCTGCAGTGTCAATGCTGTGGGCATGAGAACTCCCAAGCAGCACACTCGAACTGGTCAGGCGGGAAGGGAAAAGGGATCAAGGCTTGCGACACCCACATCGCCGCCTTATGCCTCAAGTGCCACTGGGAGATCGACCAGGGCAACAAACTGACAAAAGAAGAGCGAAAGCAGAAGTGGCTTGCCGCCCATAAGAGGACGGTCCAGGAGCTTCAAAAGCAGGGAAAATGGCCTATTGACATTCCCGTTCCCGATATAGAATTGTGAAAAGGATTTCTCCTTCCTCAGTTGCTGGGGTTTGGGGGCTTCGGCCCCCTTCTTTTTTGGAGACACCATGTTCAACAAGTCCCAAGCCAAAGAGATGCAGAAGTATCTCGAGCAGAACAAGCGCAAGTACCACGAGACCAAGCCGATGAAGGCCTACAAGATGGCCGATGAGTTTGGTAAGGGGTACGAGGCCATTGAGATGCAGAAGGCGATGAAAAAGAAATGAAGTGCCCTATCGCTACCCAGGACATCGAGGTCAACCTTGAGAACCGCGATCATGCGTTCAAGGAGTACGGATACGGTCCTGCCAATCCTGGCGAGGATGACGAGGAGTTCTGGGCCAAGCGAGCGGTAGAGTGGAACACTTCTCCTGACAATGCAAAGACAATGCGTTGCGGGAACTGCGCTGCGTTCATTCAAACGCCTGAGATGATGGGCTGCATCATTGGCGGGATTCAAAAAGAGGAATCCGATGATGAGACCTACGCTCCCGAGGTTGTAGAGGCAGCGAATCTGGGTTACTGTGAGCTGTTCGAGTTCAAGTGCGCCGCAGACCGGACCTGCAGTGCCTGGCTGACGGGTGGCCCGATCACGAAGATGACGGACAAGCGCAAGCAGATGCTGCAAATGGCAAAGTACGAAGCCAGAAAGGGCGAGTATGAAAACGAAAGCGGAGAAGAAGATCTCGAAGGTGATGACTGAGTACGGCAAGGGCAAGCTCAAGAGCAGCTCTGGTCAGAAGGTCACCAATCCGAAGCAGGCAATCGCCATTGCTCTTTCCGAAGCCAAAAGGAAGAAGAAATGAAAGGCCTGTACGCAAACATCCACGCCAAGCGTGAGCGGATCGAAAAGCAAAAGGCCGCAGGCAAGACTCCTGAGCGCATGAGGAAGCCCGGAACCAAGGGTGCTCCGACTGCTGCTGCTTTCAAAGCCGCCGCTAAGACCGCAAAGAAATGATTAAGCGCGGCAAAGAGTCTTTCCAGGGCTACAACAGGCCCAAGCGGACACCAGGCCACCCCACAAAGAGCCACGCAGTCCTGGCAAAGAGTGGGGATGAGGTCAAGCTGATCCGCTTCGGTCAGCAGGGTGTAAGCGGAAGCCCCAAGAAGGAAGGCGAGTCAGAAGCCGACAGGAAGCGTAGGGAATCCTTCAAAGCCCGACACGCAGAGAACATCCAAAAAGGAAAGATGAGCGCCGCTTACTGGGCAAATAAGGTAAAGTGGTAAGTTAGATTAACTGCCCGATGGCCCGAAAGGAATCGGATTGAAACCCCAAATCGAAACGCTGGACATTAACTCGCTCATTCCATACGCGAGGAACGCCAGAACACACTCAGAAGCCCAGATCGCCCAGATCGCAGGTTCCATCAAGGAATTCGGCTTCACAAATCCCATCCTGATCGACAAGGACAACGGGATCATCGCTGGTCATGGCCGAGTGGCCGCGGCGAGAAAGCTAAACCTCACAGAAGTCCCCTGCATCCGTCTAGAGCATCTCTCAGAGACTCAGCGGAAGGCTTATATCCTGGCAGACAACCGGATCGCTCTTAATTCTGGGTGGGAGGCCGACCTTCTATCCGTAGAGATGGCAGCAGTTCACCGGCAAGAAAGCCATACTGGAGCAAACGGGCCAAACTTACGAAGAACTTACACAACTTTCGGGATTACAAAATGAGTAAGACTTCAGGGCAAGGCGTAGCCCATAAGCCAACTGATGAAAACCGAAAGATCGTCAAGATGCTTAGTGCTGTAGGAACCAGGCACGAGGACATCGCCACTAAGCTGGACATAACTGACGATACCCTTCGCAAGCACTACCGCAAGGAGCTTGACGAGGGAAGGATCGAGGCCAATGCTTCTGTTGCCCAGACTCTTTATCAGCAAGCCAAGAACGGAAACACCACGGCAGCGATCTTCTGGCTCAAGACCAGAGCGCAGTGGAGGGAGAATGACCGCCTGGAGGTTACTGGGGCTGATGGTGCGCCGATGCAGATGGTTGTCTCATGGGCAAGCGAGAAATCATAATTCCCTACGCTCCTAGAGAGCCGCAGCTCGCCATCCATAAGATGATGGCCGAGAAACGCTTTTCGGTAGTAGTGGCTCACCGAAGAATGGGAAAGACAGTCGCCGCTCTGAATCACATCATCAAGGAAGCGATCCAGAACCAGAAGGAAGCCCCAAGATACGCTTACATTGCCCCGACTTATGGGCAGGCAAAGCGAGTGGCCTGGGACTACCTTCTCAAATACACAGAGCCTCTCAAGGCAACCCCGAACATCTCGGAACTTAGGACCGATTTCTGGGGACGCAGAATCCAGCTTTACGGCTCAGACAACCCAGACTCACTCCGAGGCCAATACTTTGACGGCGTGATCCTGGACGAGATCGGTGACCAAGACCCCAAGATTTGGACCGACATCATTCGTCCTGCGCTATCGGACAGACTGGGCTGGGCGCTGTTTCTGGGTACACCGAAGGGAAACAACCACTTCAAGGCTCTGAGGGACCAGGCCGAGGACGAAGAGGACTGGGGACTCTTAGAGTTCAAAGCCTCACAGACCAAGCTCATAGAAGAGAACGAACTCAAAGCCGCCCGTAAGGAGATGGGCGAGGACAAATACAACCAAGAGTTCGAGTGCTCCTTCAACGCTGCGGTGGAGGGTTCTTACTACGGCTCGCTTATCAACGACCTTGAAGAAAAGGGCCGTTTGTGTCACATTGACCGGGACGATCTCTGTAGAACTTACACGGCCTGGGACTTGGGTGTTTCTGATTCGACTGCGATTTGGGTGATCCAAGCGGTAAATCAGGAATACAGAGTGCTAGATTTCGTGGAAAATCACGGGGTCGGATTGGATTGGTATGTCAACTGGATTCGAGAGAACAAGTGGCATACCGCTGAGCACATCCTTCCTCACGATGTGGAGGTCAGGGAACTCGGCACGGGACGCAGCCGCAAGGAAATGCTCCAAGAGGCTGGCCTACAGATCACTGTCGCACCGAGGCTTTCGGTAGCAGACGGGATTCAGGCAGTCAGGCGCATCTTGCCCAAGTGC